AAATTACCATCGGATACTGTAACAATGTTACAAATTAAAAATCAAATTAGAAAAATGATTGCTGATGGAATGAAAGTTGATATGGTATTACTTGATTATATTGATTGTGTTGTTCCCGATAAAAATTTGGGAGATGAGTGGAAAAGTGAGGGATCTGTGATGAGAGGATTTGAGTCGATGTGTCACGAATTAAATTTGGTTGGATGGACAGCGACACAAGGTAATAGAAGTTCTATATCTTCTGATGTTGTTACCACAGATCAAATGGGGGGATCTATTAAGAAAGCACAAGTTGGTCACGTTATTATTACGGTGGCAAAGACACTCCAACAAAAAGAAATGAAATTGGCAACAATAGCAATTACAAAATCAAGGGTTGGTGATGACGGAGTTGTATTTGAAAATTGTAAATTTGATAATGCAATGTTGGACATTGATACTGAAAGTTCAATGACATTCTTAGGTCTTGAGGAAAAACAAGAAGAAAGACAAAGACAAAGAGTTAGAGAATTGTTGGAAAAAAGACAACAAAAACAAAAAGACGAAACAAAAAACAATTAAAAAAAAATAAAGAAAATGGAAAAAATATTAGTTGAAAATCCTAATAGGTTTGTTATCTTCCCAATTGAGCACAATGATATTTGGGAATATTACAAAATGCATCAAGCGGCTTTTTGGACGGCTGAGGAGGTTGATTTAACGAATGATATTCGTGATTGGGAAAAATTAACAGATAATGAGAAATTCTTTGTGAAGAACGTATTGTCGTTTTTTGCGGCATCTGATGGGATCGTCAATGAGAATTTGGCGGAGAATTTTTACCGAGAGGTACAATACCCTGAAGCTAAATTCTTTTATGGGTTCCAATTGGCAATGGAAAACATTCACTCATTAATGTATTCATTATTGATTGATACTTACATTAGTGATGCGAAAGAAAAAGACGAGTGTTTTAATGCGATTGAGAACTTACCAGCGGTTAAGAAGAAAGCAAATTGGGCGTTAAATTGGATTGATAACTCTTCTTTCCAAGAAAGATTAGTAGCATTTGCAGCGGTTGAGGGTATCTTCTTTTCAGGCTCATTCTGTTCAATATTTTGGATGAAATCAAGAGGTATAATGCAAGGATTATGTAATGCTAACTCTTTAATTTTTAAAGATGAGAACTTACATTGTGATTTCGCAATACATTTGTTGAATAACCATTGTGATGAAAAACCATCAGAGAAAAGAATAAAAGAAATTCTATTATCGGCTCTTGAGATTGAAAAAGAATTCATTACTGAATCTCTACCAGTATCGTTAATTGGGATGAACTCAAATTTAATGAAACAATATTTGGAGTTTGTTGTTGATGGATTACTTGTTAAATTTGGATGTAGTAAACAATTTAATGTTGAACAACCATTTAAGTTTATGGAACAAATTGCGGTTGAAACCAAAGGAAATTTCTTTGAATCAAGAACGATGGAATATCAGAAAGCAAAATTGAACGAAACTATCACATTTGAAGAAGATTTTTAAATAAAAAATATATGATGTCACTTAAAATACTTAAAAGAGATGGGGATAATGTATCATTTAACCCACAAAAAATTTACAATCGTGTAAAACGATCAGCAAAAGGTTTGAATGTTAATTCAGACGAGATTTTTATTAAGGTTATTACTTCAGTACCAACTGAGGGTGAAATAACAACAAAAGAATTAGATAAACTTGTGTATGAAATTGCCGCGTCATACACAGGTAGTCACCACGACTACTCAAGATTAGCGTCGTCAGTTGCTATTTCATCATATCATAAAGAAACTAACTCTAGTTTTTCTGAAACTATGATGATGCTTTATAGTGATGGTATTATACACGACAAGTTAATTGAAACCATTAAAGAATATGGTGAAGACACGATTGATGCGGTTATTAATCACGATAATGATTATAATTTTGATTACTTTGCTTGGAGATCACTACAAGAAATGTATCTATTGAAAAGACCTAATGGTGTTACAGTTGAAAGACCACAACATATGTATATGAGAATTGCGTTGTGGGTTACTGAAAGTTTTGTTGAGGCGGTTGAATACTACAAATCATTATCAAACCAACTTATTTCCAAAGCAACTCCAATTATGATTAATTCGGGTACAAAAGTACCTCAATTGGCATCTTGTGTTTTACATTACAACAATTCAGATTCAAGAAAAGGGTTATTGGATACGTTAACAGACATCTCAACGTTCTCGTCTGACGCTGCTGGTATTGGATTATCAATGTCAAATATTAGAAGTAAGGAAAGCAGAATCTCAAGTTCAGGTGGATACGCTGGAGGGTTGTTAAAGTATCTTAAAATTGTTAACGAATCTTTACGTTTCTTTAATCAACAAGGACGTAGACCAGGATCTGCGGCAATATACCTTGAGCCTTGGCATAAGGATATTATTGACTTATTGGACATTAAAAAGAATACTGGTGCGGAGGAATTAAGAGCACGTGATTTGTTTACGGCACTTTGGTTACCTGATAATTTTATGAGAGCGGTAAAAGAAAATACGGATTGGTATTTATTTTGTCCTAATGATATTATTAGTGCTGGTTTAAAACCATTACAAGAATGTTATGGTGATGAATATGAGTCAATTTATAATACGGCAGTGGAAATGGGGTTAGGTAAAAAAGTATCTGCTCAAACAATATGGTCTAAAATTATTGAATCACAAGTAGAAACAGGAGTTCCTTACTTATGTTCTAAGGATAGTGCCAATAGAAAAACAAACCATCAGAATATCGGGGTTATTAAACAATCAAATCTTTGTAATGAGATTTATCAGTATACTGATGAGGAAACAACGGCTATCTGTACACTTTCATCTATTGTGTTGAAAAACTTTGTAAAAAGTAATAAATTTGACTTCCAATTATTATTTGAGGAAGTGAGAAAGGTTGTTAGAACCTTAAATAAGGTTGTTGATATTAATAACTACTCAACACAAAAAGGGTTAAAAGGTGGTTTAGAACAACGAGCAATTGCAATTGGTACGCAAGGGTTAGCGGATGTATTTTATTTACTTGATTTAATCTTTACTGATGAGGAAGCGAAAACTCTTAATAAACAAATTTTTGAAACAATTTATTATGGGGCGATTTACGAAAGTAACGACTTATGTAAAAAAGAAAAATACAAACCATACAAATTCTTCAAAGGATCTCCGATGTCAAAAGGTATTTTCCAATATGATATGTGGGGATTAAGTGAAAGTGATTTATCGGGTTATTGGGATTGGGATAAATTAAAGAATGATGTTTCAGAATACGGAGTATGTAATTCTTTATTTACAGCACAAATGCCTGTGGCATCTTCTGCTAAGATTACTGGTTCATTTGAAATGACGGAACCTGCTCACTCCGCGTTATTTAACAGAAGAGTTGTTGGTGGTGAAATTATGATTGTTAACAAATATTTGATTGCTGACTTTGAGAAAATTGGTATTTGGTCTGAAGATTTAAAGAATGAGATCATCATAAACGAAGGATCAATCCAAAATATTAACTTTAACAATTATTTAGATCCTGAGGATAAAAATTACAATAAGAAAGTAAAACGAATTGAACACTTAATTCCTAAATATAAAACAATTTGGGAGATTTCACAGAAAGAATTAATTAACATGGCTGCAGACAGAGCTCCGTTTATTGACCAATCACAATCAATGAACATTTATATGTCAAACCCAACATTATCAAAGATTACCTCATCACACTTCCATTCATGGGAAAAAGGATTGAAAACTTTATGTTATTATGTAAGAACTAAAGCAATCTCAACGGGAGCAAAACACTTGGCGTTGGATATGAGTAAAAGAGATAAACCAAAAGTTACACCTGAACCACCAAAGGTTGATTATACAAATATGAACTTACCACCAAAACCTGATAGTTCAGAGTTTGAGTGTTTTGGATGTTCATCGTAAGATGGATCGCGTATCATCAAAGAAATCCCGGAGTAATTCGGGATTTTTTATTTTTAATGTATTTATTCAAAAATTATTGAGAGTATATTTATTGAATATGGCAAATGGAATAACATATGGTATAAATTTCCCCTTTAGAGATTCATTCGTTGGTAGATATTTGGATACATCTAACGATAGTGATGAGGAAATAAGAAGTAATCTTGTTCATTTATTATTAAGTAAAAAAGGAACAAGATATTTTTTACCTGATTTTGGGTCAAGATTATATGAGTATATCTTTGAACCGTTGGATGGACCAACATTTAGTGAAATAGAAAGTGAAATAAGGGATTCGGTTGGTAAATATATGCCGGGAATTTTAATTACCAGTATTAAGATCACTGACGCATCAATGGGAGAAGAAAATCAAGGGACTTATATAAACCAATATGGTGAGAAAGAATTTACAGTTCCAAACATTGCTCAATTAGAACACACAGCAAAAGTAAGAATTGATTATAGAAACACTAATAACGCTTTCAATTCGAGCGATTTTGTAATTATCAATATTTAATAGTATATGGCGAATAAAAAAATATCGTACACAACGAGAGATTTTGCGGGAATAAGAACTGAACTTATAAATTTCACAAGAACTTATTATCCTGATCTTGTTCAGAACTTTAACGATGCTGGAGTATTCTCAGTTTTGTTAGATTTAAACGCTGCGGTAACAGACAACCTACAGTTTCAAATTGATAGAAGTATTCAAGAAACTGTTTTACAATATGCTCAACAAAAATCATCGGTATATAACATTGCAAGAACCTACGGATTAAAAATTCCGGGATCAAGACCGTCAGTTGCTTTAGTTGATTTCTCCATAACAGTACCGGCTTTTGGTGATAAAGAGGATTTAAGGTATTGTGGGACATTAAGAAGAGGATCACAAGTAAATGGTGCGGGACAACCGTTTGAAACTGTTTATGATATTGATTTCTCATCTCCAACTAATGCTGAAGGATCCCCAAATAGATTAAAAGTACCAAATTTTGACTCAAATAATAATATCATTAACTATACGATCACGAAAAGAGAAGTCGTTGTTAATGGTATAACAAAAGTTTTCAAAAGAGTTATTACCCCAAATGATGTTAAACCATTCTTTGAATTATTTTTACCTGAAAAAAATGTTTTGGGTATTACAAGTGTATTACTTAAAGATGGTACACAATATACTACACCACCACCAAATCAAGAATTTTTAGGTTTAGAAAATAGATGGTATGAGGTAAAGGCATTGGCGGAAGATAGAGTTTTTGTTGAAGATCCGACAAAACCATCAGACCAACCGGGTATTAAAGTTGGTAAATATATCGTAACAAACACTAAATTCATTAGTGAGTTCACACCTGAAGGATTTTGTAAGTTAACGTTTGGGGGTGGAAATGTATCCGCTGACGAACAGTTAAGAGAATTTGCGAGAGACGGGGTCGGGTTTGATCTAAATAAGTATGTAAATAACCTTGCTTTAGGTAGTGCGTTAAAATCAAACTCTACGTTATTTGTTCAGTACCGAGTAGGTGGTGGTCAAGCAACAAACTTGGGGGTTAATATTATAACACAAATCGGTACGGTATCATTTTTTGTTAATGGTCCATCGGAATCAATAAACTCTACTGTTGTTAACTCACTTAGAGTAAATAACGTAACTGCAGCCATTGGAGGTTCTAACCCACCAACAACTGAAGAGGTTAGACAATATGTTACGTATAACTTTGCAGCACAAAACAGAGCGGTTACCATAAATGATTATGAATCGGCATTAAGAACAATGCCTTCTCAGTTTGGAGCTCCTGGTAAAGTGGCTATTGTTGAAGAAAATAATAAAATAAAAATTAAGATGTTATCTTACGACACTACCGGTAATTTAACTGAGATCGTTTCAAACACACTTAAAAATAATGTGGCAAATTATTTATCAAACTATAGAATGATAAATGATTATATTTCAGTTGAGACTGCTAATGTTATTGACTTGGCGATTGATGTTGATGTTATTTTGGATTCAAGTCAAAATCAAGGTTCCATTGTTGCTAAGATTATTAATATCATTACAGCATATTTTAGTCCTGCGGTTAGAGGGTTGGGTCAAAATGTTTATATCTCTGAAATAAGACGATTAATACAAAGCGAAAACGGGGTAATATCTATTTCGGGTATTTTTGTTTATAATAAAGTTGGGGGTCAATACTCATCTTCCCAAACATCACAACAATATGAGGATCTATCAACAAAACAAATCCAACTAATTGCGGATACGGTATTTGCGGAACCAATGCAAATCTATCAAATTAGATATCCAAATAAGGATATTACGGTCAATGTTCTTAACTTTAGAACGATTAATTTCTCCTGATAATTTATTTTTCAAATAAAAGAATTATTTTTTGAAAATAGGAAATAAACTATTTATCAAGAAAGAATAAATAATGCCAAAATCATATAGAATACGTACAACACCTGGTACCGAGAAGACAATTAATATTCAGTTAGAACAGGATTTTGAATTTTTGGAGATTTTATCTTTAAAGATTAATCAGGGAGACATCTATAATAGAATGTGTTCTGATTATGGTGTTATAATCGGAAGAGTATTAGTTAATAACGGATACGGTGTACCAAACGCAAGAGTTTCGGTATTCGTTCCAATTGATGACATTGACATTGACAACCCAATAATATCTGAACTTTATCCATATCAAACATTATCCGATGTAAGTGCTGATGGGTATAGATATAACTTATTACCTAAAGAACCATCATATACTGGACACGCAGCAACAGGTACATTCCCATCTAAACAAGAAATTTTAACAGATCAATCTTATGTTGAGGTTTATGACAAATATTATAGATTCTCAGTAAGGACAAACGATAGTGGGGATTATATGATTTTTGGAGTTCCAACAGGAACTCAAACAATATTAATGGATGTTGACCTATCTGACATAGGTTGTTTTTCGTTATCACCACAAGATTTAATAGATTCTGGAGTTGCGGTTGAATCACAAGTTAATGGATCTAAATTTAAGACATCTACAAACCTTAACGAATTACCTCAGATTGTAACATTAAATAAGATAATTGAAGTTGCTCCGTTATGGGGTGAACCTGAAATTTGTTTATTAGGTATTAGTAGGGCAGATTTTGATTTAACGGCAAGCGCAAATATAACCATAAAACCTAATGCGGTGTTTATGGGGTCATTAATATCAACTACTGATGATGATGCTGTTAGGGCAATAACTTGTAGGCCAAAAAATGATACGGGTAATTTATGTGAATTAATTTCGGGTCCGGGACAAATACTAACAATAAGACAAACTATTAATGTTGATCAAGATGGTAGACCAATTCTTGAAACTCACGAATTGGATGAGGATGGTAAAGTTATTGACGGAGACGGGACATATTTAATAAATGTTCCGATGAACTTAAATTATATTGTGACGAATGAATTTGGTGAACAAGTTTTATCTAATGACCCTAAAAAAGGTATACCAACTAAAGGTAAATATAGATTTAAATTTAAATGGCAAAATGAACAAGGATTACAAAACCCATTTTTAAGGGGACATTATTTGGTTCCTAATATTAAGGAACATGGGTGGGTTAATTCTTCTGCTGATCCATTAATAAATTACCCAACAACACCATATCAGTTTACGTTACCAGGTGGTACCTTTACTACGACAGTTACATTAAATAACACCTCAACAGGTGGGTTAGTTTTAGATAATAAAATTAATGTAAGTAGTTTTACGATTTTATTAAATGGTGTTCCATATTTTGGTGATTTGGAGAGCATTCCGATAACGGTAGTGCCAACAACAATTACGATAAATGTGGTTCCTGTAGATCCTGGTACTTTAACTCAATTTAATTATACCTTTTATCAACAACCAACTTTTGACGCTTTAAGATCATATGCGTTTAGTTTAGATTGGAATGATTATGGTGATAACACAACAGTCGTTGGTCAACAAATGATACAAGAGGCGATTGATTGTGAGGATAAGTTTTATGAACTTAATTATAATAAAGTTTATACCACAGCAATGTTTTTGGATAGATATAAAAAAGGTGCAGGTAGAGCAAAACATTTAGGTATTAAAGAAATTGATGATAGAACTTGTAAATCTACAGTTAATACATTTCCTGTTAATGATATCATCCGAAATTTTGATTTTATATTTTTTGTATTTAATTTATTAATTAATATCCTTGCAATACCAATATTGGTTATATTATTTGTTGCTCACTTTGTTGCTTGGGCTTGGCCTGTGTTAAAATATCTATTAATTGTTTTAGGTATTTATTTTGGTTATCAGGCGGTACAACAGGGTATTGATGCGGTAAATTCAATTTTAGAAGGAACGACTGGATTTGCGGTTCCTGGTGGACCTGTAATTAATGCGGGGGTAATATTAAGAATTGCCGCACAACTTTTAGCTGCTTTATTTAAGTTAGCGTTATCATTAGCGTTTATTGCGTTCACTGCGATTTATTTGATAAAAATAACTAACTTCCCAAGAATAGGGTTACCTATGATGTCGTACCCTGAGTGTACAAGTTGTGAT